ACGTGTTGTAAATTTATAGTCAATACCTGAACGAGCGGATGCCTGTTCCATAAAGTCATATTGTTTCTGGATTTGTTGACCAACTAATTTCTGAACTTGACCGCTAGCATCATCACGTAATGTTAATGTTACGTTTTCTAATGTATGCTTGCCTGCAAGTTTCACCTTTGAGTTATAGATGTCTAGTGTCATTTCTTCAAATGAAACTTTTGGTCTAGTAACGTCTTGAACTTGCTTTGTCAATTCAGTTGCTGCTGCAACACCAAATCCTAGCAATGTAACACGGAATCGATATTTCAACTTAGGCATTAGAAGCACCTGAGTGCTTCCTGCCTGATTAGTTGTTGGAATACCAAAATTGTTTAGTGATGTAATTGACATTTTTAAATCTCTCCTGTGTTCTTGACACGTAATGGGATGTAAATGAATTCAACAGCCTTAACTGGTTCAATTGCAATGTCAACATATAGTTCATTACGATCGATTCTGCTAGGAGTGTTGTTGCTTTCATCACAAACAACTGCGAAGTCATAAATTGCTCTCAAACCTACCAACTCTAATAACAAACTTTCTGCTGCCTGTTTGATCTCATCACGTGTGATCTTGTCATTTGGTTCAAAAATGTATGGACGAGCTAGTTTGTTCAACTGGCTGCGTAGGTATACAACTAAACGTGCTACGTTGATTCTGTCTAATGCAGAAGCATTTCTTGCACGAGTCTTTTGACCATATGCAACTAAACCTACACCATTAAAGAATGGAATTGGGTTAATCTTTAGATCATATAGTGTATCACGTTGACCTTCGTTTAGAGCTACGGTCTGGAATTCACCTGTCATTGCGTCAATATAACCAACTGCTGTTGCGTTAGTAATACCACCGCGTCTTGTACCTGCTGGAGCAAACCAAGGATAACTTACGTTGTCACTTAGTGCGATTGTTTTCAACATCATATGTGATGCTGGAACAACTGCGCCTGCACCGCTTAGGTCTGTTGTGTAACCGTTTGGATAGTAAGTTGCTAGATATTCGTCATATGTAACAATACCATCATCACCGTTGTCTGTTACTAGGTTAGCGTTAGTACCCCAAGTTGTTAGGCTTGTTGCATCTGCTGCTAAACGCAATGGTGTGTCACCAATTACAAAAGCTGTAATTCCACGGTCAATGTTTAAGTTAACTAGGTTGCTCATTAGCTCAGGATATCCTGGGCAAGCAATCAAGTTAAAGTTGCGACGTTCTGTATCACGGATTTCGCTGCTTGTATCAACAACACTCTTAAGAGCTTGTGTAACAACCTTACGTTGTGCGTGACGACCAAATGTACCAGAACCGTCTTCGTTATTACCAGATGCTGTCACCCAACGATCTGTCCAATACGCTTCCATTGACAAACCAGAACCGCTTACAAATGCACTACCTGCTAGGGTAGCTGTACTTGTTCTTGGGTTATCGCTAGCTGTATCAATGTAACCGTTCATATATTTCTTAACGTTTCCGCCGCTTCTGCGTAGATTCCATAGCAACATACCTTTTGGATATAGTGCTGGATCTGGAGCGTCTGGATCTAAGAAGTTATTCTGCAATAGGTCTTCGATAGTAGACATTGCATTTGTTGTGCCTGTTGTGTTCCAACGTGCATCAGCAAACAAGATACCCTCTTCTGTTGTTTGATCAGTTTTATCAACTAATTCCCAACGTTGAGAAACATCCGCAATATCAGTTAGATTATTATTAAATCTGTAGATAGTTGGGAAGTTTTCCATATCGGCTGTGCTGATCCATAGGTCACCTGTTTGTGTGCTGCCTGCTTGATATGGATTGCTAGCTGAAACTAGTGGAGCATAACCAATTCTTGTTGATGTCGCGCTTTCTGCGTACTGAGCAGAAGCGTGTCTATAACCAACCCAAGTTGCGCCATTGTGTACCATAACGTCAACTTCTGAGAAGTTAGGGTTGTACCACATTTGTCCATCTTGTGGCTCATTTAATGGAGCATCACCGCTTGCTGCAAATCTTGGATTGCTTGCTGCCAATGGCATCCAACCAGAAGCTAGATAATCATATCCTGCGGCTGATTGAGCTTCATATAAGTTTTCAGTTCCAGATAATGTGTTGATACTATAAGGTGTAAACAATCACCAATTAGGCTACCTGTTCCGTCTGTTAGACTGAAATCTCCGCCTAGTTTGTGTGAAATAACCAACTTAGCTGAGGTTGAACTTACTGTTGTTACAGAAGCTACAATGTTGGTAAATCCTGCTGCGTTAATTGCTGTTGCAATTGCATCAGCATCTTCGCTGTTGCCAGCTGCTGAGAAATTAATTGTAACTGCTGTGTCTAAAGTTGCTTGTCCTTTTAATGATTCTGCTAGATCAAAACTGTATGGGCCGGCAGCTAGTGTGCTGTCTTTAATAACTGCTGATGTAATGCTTGTTACAGCATTTGCAGAAACGTTTCTTTTCCATACTCTAAATTCAGCAGTTTCTGGAGTTGCATCAAATCCAGCAGCTTCTGTAGCATTTGATTGTACAAATAAAGAATCTTTGGAAATATTTGCACCACCGCCACTACGATCTAGATAATAGTTTGCTGCACCAGTTGATGTGTGGATTGGAGCTTCGTATGATGCCCAAGAAAGTGTTCCTGCGCTCCAACGCTTAACTCTCCAACGAGCGCCGTTGTTTGGTTCAGTTGTTTTAATCCATACAGAACCAGTTGGGTTTCCGCCGACTGTGCCAACGTTGTCAGAAATCTTAAATGCTGGAACAGAAGTATGTGGAGTTTGTTGTAATGCTGGGCTCAAATAAGTACCAGCTGTGATACCCAATGTGCTCCAGTTTGCTGTACCATTTTCTAATTTAACTGCACCGTCAGCACCAGTTGAATCGCCTGCATCACCGTCAGCAGCTGATGTGCCGTTAGAATAAATGTACAATCTGTTGTTAATTGCTTGAGCACTTACACCAGTAATTGCTGCTGCATTAATGTTTGAAGCAATAGTAGCTACTGTTCCGCCAGCAATTAAACTGTTGTTAACATATAAGTTACCACTTATCGAACCTGAATATGCTGAACCAGATGCTACTGGCCAACTTGCTTTCCAGTCTGTAGAACCTACTAGTACCCACTGACCTGCATCAACAGCGTCAACTCCGCCAGTCGAAGCTGGAGCACCAGCTGATTTAAAGTAAACTCTTGCAAACTCTTCGTTTGCACCAAATGATCCATCACCTGTAACGGTTTGGAAAACTACAGCGTAGTCACCAATTGCACCAACTGATGTTTTTGGAGCATTGTTAGAAATTTTTGCTGTATCTGCGTCGGTTAATACTAATGGAACTTTGTTTGTAAATTTCTGCCCGCCAACTACTGTTGGTGCAGATCCATTCCATTCTTGAATACCCCAAGTTGTTGCTTGAGTGTCAATCCACCATTGACCGTTTGTTGGGTTCGCTCCCGGGGCGTCTACTTGAGCCTCTAGTTCGTCTAAGTTAATATCAGCACGAACGATAAATGCCGCGTTGCTAACACCCAATAAACTATATGCTGCTAATAATCCGTATTCGTTTCTTTCTGAACCGTGTACAGGAGTCGAACTCGCTGTCTGTTCAAAGAAAGGAACACCGAAGAAATCTGTTAGATCTCTCTGACTGGTTAATTTAAATGCCTTACCAGCATTGGCTTTTGTTGTTGCGGACGCGGTACCTGTTCCCGATCCGTTTGCTTTATCTTGCGCTGTAGCTACTACGATAAGAGGAGTAGTACCAGGTTCTGCTGGTGTATAAAAACTCTCGTCGATAACTGTAACCGCTACGCCCGGTGATTGTAATGTTGCCATTCCCTATTTCTCCTGGTAATAGTTGCTCATAATATTTAGCGTACTATTATAAAAATGGGTAGTTATACAACCTGAAAAAGGGGAAGAAAAGGTGTAAATATTGATATGAGACCACTTTGTAAGGCCTGTAATGAACGGCCTAGAGCATTAAATTATTATAAAGGTAAAAAACCTTATTATAGAACGCTCTGCGAAGCGTGTCTAGCTCACGGACCTAAGGCACATATACCACGTTGGAAACGTTCTGGTTATAAAATAAAGTCACAATGTGAAAAGTGCGGACATCGTAGCCCGCACATGGAGGTATTTAGGGTATTTCACATAGACGGCAATTTAGACAACTGCCGCCCTAGTAACTTAAAAACAATCTGTGCCAATTGTGCTCAGGTGCTTCACAAGGAGGGCATCACTTGGCGTCAAGGGGACTTGGTCGCTGACTATTGATCTTGCCTGTTGATACAGATTATCGATAGTGCTGTTATTATCTACGACGTGATCAAATTCAGTTCCTACCCAAGCAGTTTCACTAGCGTGAATTTTTCGCATCTTTAATTCTTGAACAGCCCAATTATGTCCTTGATTTGCGGCCACTGCTACATCGTACCAATCCGGTAACTCTCCTCGCTGTACCCATACAATCTGTCCACCAGCTTTACGGATGCTTTCAATTTCATTAGGAAACCGGCAATCTGAAATAACAACATTGTCTTTGGAATTACGAAGTTTATTTTCTAGGCTAGCAATCCAAATGTCATCGTGGAAGCCTTTGCGGCATACTTCTGTGCCCCAATACTGTAGAACCCAACGAGGTGTGAGCGTGGGCATATCTAAACGTTCTGCCCACCACGGATCGACTTGTTCGCGCCACTCCCGGGCTTCTTTAGTTCGCCCTTCTAGCATCGTCCTGTCCCAGCCAAACACAGAACTTACTGCGTCTTTTAGTGTATTAGCAAAAGACTCTCTTCTAAACTCGTGAAAATTAACTAGATAGTCAGCAATTGTATCCTTGCCTGACCCGATAAACCCACAAATACCTATAATCATAATAGCCTCCAATTAAGACTATTATACTATACTAAAATATTAAGGTCAACCTATAATCCAACCATAGCCCATACCGCCTGGTACAAGTTTCATCAAATCATCAATGAGCTTGTCCATTTCGGCTTGAGCTTCAGTTTTAAGTGCTGCGCCGTTTAGGCTAGAACCGCCCTGTGGGCCTGCGATTTGAGCAAACTTCTCGCGGGCTTGACCTAGCATCATCTTGCAGTTTGCCAGTGCATAATCCTTAACCCATTGTCCTGAATAGATATCGTCGATAATAGCAAAGTCAGGTTTACTGTTATAAACCATAAGCATTACACTTTCTTCGCCTCGTGGTCTTTGCTGAATAATGAGTTTGTGACTCTGTGGATGCCAAGTAAAGTTAATAAAACTACCAAACATTTTACCAACTAATTCTTGATACTGTGCAAATAATTCATATGTTAGCAATCCTCCCATATTTGTAGAGCTTAACAAATATGTGTTTGTGTATGCTAAATTGAATGGTTCAAAAACTGTTCCGCCCGTGCCGTTACCAGTCCTTGATCCAACACTTCGTCTAAAAATTTGACGGACTTGTTGTATTTCTTTTGGTAAAATATATTCGTTTTGATCTTGTACCAGTGTTAAAAACACGTAAGATTCCTCTACAGCATTATCGCTTCTTTGCCTAAAAACTGCAAGGGCTCTATTTAGAGCTGTTTCGTAGTGAGTTGGATCTAACTCAACATCAATCATACCGTCACCTAGCATAGTGCGGCAATAATTATAAACGCTTTGGCGGGATTCGTCGTTTGTACTCATAATACTATTTATCGTAGCGGTAAATATATGACTATGCCAAGACTTTCGTTATATCGCCCGCAAAAGGGCAACGACTATAAATTCATCGATAAAACCGTATGGGAAATGTTCCAGGTTGGGGGTACAGATGTATGTGTACACAGGTACCTAGGACCAGATATTTCTGTCCAAGGAAACACTCCTAGCACTCCTGCTTACGACTCTGATAATCCTTTTCAAATACAGGATATGTTATTTTTAGAAAATCGCGATCGAAAATATGACCCAGATGTTTATGTATTGCGAGGTGTTTATAATATGCAAGACATTGACTTTAATCTAAGTCAATTCGGGCTCTTCTTGCAAAACGATACAATTTTTATTACATTTCATATCAACGATACAGTAGAAAAACTTGGCAGAAAAATTATTGCAGGAGATGTTATAGAGCTGCCTCATTTAAAAGATGAATATGCTCTTAATGATCTAAGTTTTGCATTGAAAAGATTTTATGTTGTTGAAGAAGTTAATCGCGCAGCAGAAGGATTTTCAGTAACTTGGTATCCCCATTTATATCGTGCAAAATGTAAACCACTAGTTAATAGTCAAGAATATAAACAGATCCTTGACGGAATAGCCAACAGCGACGCTGATAAAGGTAATTACAATTCATCGATTACTTATTATCCTGGAGATATTATTACTGGCCCGGACGGTGTAAAGTATGAAGTAATAAAAGAAGTTACTGGTATTGATCCTCCTAATACTGAATATTATCAAATAGCAGGTACGTTAAGAGATTTAATGAGTACATACAATAAAGAAATGGAGATTACTCAAGCTATCCTTAATCAAGCTGAAGCCGATGCTCCAAAAAGTGGGTACGACACTTCTAAATTTTGGACTCTTCAAAGATCGGACGACGGTACTGCTTCTTTGATTACAGTAGACTCTGATCAAATTAATCAATATTCTGCCGACACTGATATTGTAACGGATAAAAATGGAAA